GGCAATTGCATCTTTGGTATTGAGAGGTTCGCGGCTTTGGCCTTGAATAACACTTCCACCAACCTCTGAAATCCGGGGTCTAATAATTGTTCCGTCTGGAAAATTAAACTGAGGCCGCTCGCCAACGTTATAGCCAGAGCCTTGTGCAGTAATAACCCATTGCCACTGACCAGTAATAAAGCTAGATGCATTAATTTTTAACCCTGAGCCTACGAAAGTGTTGTCGTTAACTGGTGCATACTCAGCTGGAGAACCGTTGTAGCCGTCATTGCTTGTTGAAGCAAAAGGATTGTTTGCAGAGTCAAACACGTAACGCTGAATTTTATACAAGTTAAGAGCTACACTGTTCGGTTTCGCTGCATAACTACCTTTTTCGATAGGGTAAAACTTACCAGTTGGCGAGGCTGCCGACACATTAGTGCGTGTGATTCCTCGAATTGTTGTTGACCCAATAACAGACCTTACGTTGCCATAGATATATTGAATGCCTGGAGTGCTTAAGTTTGCGCTAGGCGTGGCCGTGACTAAAACACCGTCCCAAAAAGCATTGACGCCTGTAGCTGTAACCCAAACGCCAAAATATGCAGGACGGTTTTTTATTGGATCAAATACGTTTTCTTGAAAAACGTCTAGCTCTATAGGTTGCGACTGAGCGGGAACATCTACAATCTCAGGCGAGGAGTTAGGTTGAACTCTATAAAGAGCGTTTGCATTATCTGGAGAGTCAGGAAGCTGTGTAAAAGCTGATACGCTTGCTCCGTTGTAAAACGCATTTACAAAGTTGTTGGCAGCATCAAATTGGACGTAATAATCATTTGACCCGCTAGTTCTATCAAGAACGCCGGAGTTCGATGTAGTCCATTGAAGTTCTGCAGGCACAACTTGAACTACGTCACTTGGTGCCGACGAAAATTGATACTCAGAACCAATTTGCACCGTTTGCCCGTTCCAACGCGCAAACACAGCCCCTGGAGCATTTGGGTTATCTACGTTTACAAGTACACCAGTGGTAAGTTGCCTAGCGTCCTCGTCATATTGAACGAATGGGCCTTCTGCTGGTTTCCATACAGCCGTTGCAGGAAGCTGACCAATAGCGGTACTGTCAAGCCTTGTGACCTTGCCAGTAACTTGTATGGTTTGGTTGGCTCTTTTAAATAAAAACTCTTCGTTCGATGCTTTGTCGTCGGTAACAAGATCAGGTAATCCTGTGTAACTAATAATAAAACCGCCGCCTGGGCTTACGGCTTGCGTGCCACTGCCAGTTAGCAGACGCACCGGATTGGTTTGCGCTGCTGTGTTTACATACAGCCCATCCGCAGTACTGCCAGAAACAGGTTTAATACGAAACTCATATTGACCACGGGGATGGTTAATACGCAAAGTGTTGTACTGCGGCTGCGGGTTAGTGCCCTTAACAGCAAAAATTTGCCCAGCAGAAATGTCGATAAATGGTGCGTTGTTTTGTGCGCCAACTTCTCGATACTCAATCTTAAAAAAACTGTATCGAGTTTGATACGTCGAAACTCGCCCTAATTGAAATGACTGCTTGTCTGCTTCGTAAGCTTGCAAAGTTTGCAAAGGAGGTTCTGAATTAACATTTGCAAAACCGTCAATACGCTTGAAAACAATACTCTTGATCCCAATCTCGGTTTGATCGCATTCTCTGTTATTAGTAACAGTTGCAATGTCAACTCGCTGCAAATGCTGCCCAAAAGGCGCATTGCCTACCGTTGTTGGGTCATTATCAGCGGCGACAAAGTAACCAGCGCCAGCTTCTTTGCATATAAAAAAGTAATCTTTGGAGGGATCTCCTTCTTCAAAAGGCTTGTCAGTCGAAAAATCAGTGCATTGGATAACTGCACTGCCAAACATAAAAAGATCTCCAATGTTAATTTGCGAATCAGTAAGGCTAATTCGCTGGTCAATAGCAGTATTCACGTCGTCCAGCCCGTGAGGCAAGAATCCGTCAGGGTCTTCGCGAGAGTCTGAATTTCTAAAAGTCAACGTATCGCCAACAGCAATAGCATTAGTGCCAGTAACGACGGCATTGTTTAGCCGCTCCATGCCCTGGCGCGAACTGTACGATCTATTTATTTTGATGCGTTTAATTTTTAACGTGTCATCATTATCAAAAATTTGAACAATATCGTAGGGCAAGTAATACGGCGCACCGTTTGAAATAGGTGAATGACACCCAAAAGCACGCTGCGAATTTGGCGTTCGTGTGCCACTCAACAACGGCTTAAAGTTGCCTGCTGCTCGATCAAAGGCCAGAAAAATATCATCGTGTGGCGAGTCATCTAACGCACCAGCAAACTGATTAATTCTGTCAATTCGTCCACCCGTTTCAGTGATATTGAGGAAATAAGCCTTGTATCTTGCCTCTTGATAGTTACGCAAAAGCTGATCACCAATCGCCAAGCCCTGCGCGTCAGGAACAGCCGCAATGTTTGACAAACCTAACGTCGTTAGCATCTTTAACTCTTGGTGTGATCCTTTGCTCAGCAATTGAGACCACAACAGCAAGCCTTTAGCGCGAATGCCACCAATAACTTTATTTGGCTCGCCTAAGTCAGGTGTTTGCCGAGCAAATACTAAAGGAATGATGCTGCCTAAGGTCGCCAGATCTTGCAGGCTGTCAAAACCAAACAGCTCAGCAAACTTTGTTTGACCGCGAGTGTCTGCAGTCTTGATCGGACTTAATGGATCTTCTAATGAAGGAGGTTTAGGCGCTAACAGTATTGCAGCTGCTGTGGAAAGCACGCTGACAACAATACTAATAATTCCGAGCGTTGTGGCAGGCTCACCAGTAGCAAGAACTTCAGGTACTAAGGCATATTCCTCCCCACGCTCTTTAGCTTTGCAATCTGATAATCGACAAAATTCCCAATACTCCTCAATCGTTAGACCTAACGCATCAATAATCTGTTGCTCTACCGGCAGTAAAGAGCGGCGGGAGTAAGAACGCTGCAGGGGATCCATGTCACTTGACGGTCTCTGAATTGCAGCCATCCGCCTTCGTAGAAAGAAGCCAACCCATAACTGCCGTCAAGGCAATGGATTAACCCGAGTGTGCCTACTCTAGCGTCACCTGACTTTCTGCCCCAACGTTCCAACTGCTCTGGAAATACCGAATAGTCCTTACGCCGCAAACGCCTGTACCAGGATCGCTCTGGAGCAGGCATATCAATACCGTGCCAAGCCTGCACAGCTGTAGCCAAACTCAAGCAATCAGCAGCACCATGCTTTTCGGGTATCGCTCCAAGCCTGTAAGGCAGTCCGATTAACTGGTACGGCTCAATCAAGCGTTACTAATGCGAGAGGTGACAGGCAACGCTCCAACGTCTTGCGAACGTAAGACTTTATTGGGGATAGAGGAAGACACAGCATCAATGGCTGTGCTTAGTGACAGCTGAATGCCATCAAGGTTATAAGTCATTCCTGAAACAATCCAATATTCAGTTGTCAGCGTTCGGTTTGGCTGGAACGTGCTCGGCGTCATCAGCACAGTGTCAACCCGTGCAGACCAGTTGCTTGTTGTCGCTTCATGTGCAATCCCAAGCGCCAGAGGGTTAGATGCAAATGTCAGATTGCTTTCTATGTTGTCGCCAGAAAGGCTTTTTGTAGCGCCGTTGTAGATAAACGGCAAAAACGCATAAGGACTTGAGTCAAACGTGATTGTATTGGCAGTGTTGCTGTTTTGGTATTTGCCCTGATCAGCACCCGCATCATCCTCAAAAAAAATAAACGTGGTGATTGCTTCAAGTGTCATACGCCAACCCTGCTACGCACACTGCGCTTGTTGATCAAATCACTGTAAACACCACGTTTACCCATTTCAGCGCCACGCTTAGCCGCTTGAGCCATTCCCTTCTCAAACTCAGCAGCAGTGACGTAATTAACGTTGTTGATTCGTTCCACGCTGTAGCTCACATCAATAGAGCCACCGCCACCACCCATTTCGCCGCCTGCATCACCGCCAGAACCATCAGGAATAACAGCAGCGCCACGAGCACCACGGGCATAACGTCCCATGGCTTCATTCATCTTGCTTGCTGGAACGACGTATTCAGGTTCGCCACCTTCACCAATTAATGCGTTAGTTGGCTTGTTAACAAAGCCGCCATCGGCAAAAGTTCCGAACGAACTGGTATTGCCAAATACGTCCCCAAGTCCACCACCACCAATGCCCGCGACACCGGCAGAGCCTCCAGGGCTAGCGGCAGGGCTGTTAAAGCCACCACCAATACCCAGCGCCTTCATGATCGTGCCGTACAAAATCATTGCTAACTGCTGAGCAATAATCTTTTTCGCCATTGCCAAGAAATCAGAGGCAATAGATTTCAACATGTCTGCTAATGCTTCTTGCCCAGTCTTGGCACCAGTAACAACATCACCAACAGCATCTGCAAATGCGTTGCCAATAGAAGTAGCCCCGGCAGCAACTTGATTTTGTATTTTTAAAAGCTCCTCAAGTTGCTGTTGCATCTGAAACAACGGATCAGCTTCTTGCGCTTTTCGAGCTGCCTCTGCAGCTTTTGCCGCATCATTTGCAGCTTCAGTTCGAGCAATCTCGCCTTCCTTTGCATCGTGTAATTTATGAATCAACTCTTCAAGTTTTTCAATCTCTTCGTCTTTTAGATCAGGAAACTTTGCATTGAGATCAGCAATCTCAAAATCACGTTGCAAGATACGATCTTTTGCATCATCAAGCTCATTCGTCAATTCAATTTGACGCTGAAATTCTGTTGATAACGATTGAGCAGCCTCCATCTGCCTTTTTAGTTGCGCTTCTGCCTGTCCGCTATCACCCCCAGCGTTAAGTTGATTTTGAAGTTGAGTAAGTAAATTTTGCAGCTCAGTATTGACTGGTAGAGGCTCAGTCGTTTGTGGCTGCGAAGAGATTTGTGACTGTTGGTATATTTCTTCTGCTCTAGCAGCAATCGCTTCAGGGTCACCTTTAAAAGTACCTCTACCTATACTTGCGCCTGCCTCTTCCCTGGCTTGACGTTGCGCCCGCTGTCGTTGAAAAAACTCGCTTAACTTTGCAGTCGCTGTAACTGCAGCTGTAATGACATTATTAATAAGATCCAAAACGCCTTTGATTGCAGGACCAAGAACTTGATCAAGCCCTCTTACTAAAGTAGTAATACTATTAACAATCCGACTGATTTGAGAGGAAACAGTTTCCCCCATGATATCTGCAGCATCTCCAGCCGCTCCGGTAGCATTTTTTTGATTGAGAAGATTTTTGTTAAAGGTTTTCAAATCGCCGCTTATTAACGGCATTAAAGCTTTTAAAGCATCAACAGAACCAAACAGTTTTGTTATTTCAACTTCGCTGCCTCCTGTTTTGTCAATAACGTCCTGCAAAAACCCTGCAAATCCTTTGCTCTTAATTGCTGCAGTATTAAATTCAAGCCCTAACTCTTTGGCCCTAGTTGCGGCTTCGCTGGTTGGCTTAAGAATGCTGGCAACAACCTGACCGATACCTGCAAATGTCGATTCAACTGGAACACCCTGGGCAGTAACAGTTGAAATTGCAGCATTTAATTCGTCAAGCCCAACACCAGCCGCTGCCGCAATAGGCGCCACGCGGCCTATCTGACTTGCGTATTGTCCAACTACAATTTTGCCGTCGTTTTGCGTCTGTATAAATCCGTCAACAATTTTTGAGACTTTATCTGTAGACAAACCGTATGCGTTCATCACGCTTGTAGCGGCGTCAGAAACAGTGGCAATATCAGTCATCCCGCCAACTGCGCCTAATACAGAGGCTTCTAAAATTTTTGTGATATCAGCGGCTTTACTAAATCCTGCTGACGCAACATCATAAGAAGCCGCTAAAAGTTGATTTGTGCTAGCTAAGCCTTTTGTTCTTGCTACTACCCCAACGAGTTGTGATTCTAAAGTTTGAGCATCAACGCCAAGCGTCTTGACCGCAGCACGCGCTTTATCAGCTTCAACAAACCCTTTGAAACCTCCAACCACAGCACCTAAGGTGCCCGCTACTAAAGAAAGAGGCCCAAGTATTCCTTTGACGGCCACTCCAAGAGCTTTTGCACTAACCCCTGCTGCTTGAGCACCTTGACCAAAAGCTTTAAATCCTCTTGTTGATTTGCCAGTGGTTCCACCAGCCGCTTTAACAGCTACTTCTAATTTTCTTACCTGCCTCTCTAGCTGCGCAACTTTTCTGTTGGCATCGCGAGTTTCGACCTTAAAGCGAATACTCGTTTCTGCCACAACGCCCCTAGCAATGCACCAATCTTACCGCCGTCTTGTCTTTGCGCGATCCATTGCCTGTTGTTCCCGTTCACCCTTCAATTCGTAGTACGCAGCAAAATGCACAAGCTCCGCATCGGTTAATTCCGTGCGAAGCCTGCTAAGCGTCATCCCCAA